AGGACACAAACGAATGAAATAAAAACGGCGAGCCATAGGAAACCAAAAGAGCCCTATATATAGAAAGAAGCCGAGCCAGTGACGACCAAAAGAAACCCACAGCGACAATAATATAGTAACCGACGGGGGAAGAGGCGAAGCCTCATGTACGATAACCTCTTCATATTTTTTTACCAAATATTAGCTAAAACAACAGCTGTTAACACGGCTATCAGAATAAACTCCCCTATGGATATCTCAGGCTTTAACCAATAGGTTCTTATATAGTGACTATTAAGGAGTAAGACTCCAGTAATAACTATGAGTAGTACTTCTATTAGTATCATAATTAATAAGTAATAAGGAAGGATAGCTTGTCTATATATAGCTAGGGGTGCACAGGGGTTTTATCTTATATGGGTACTTTAAGTTTTTGTCCACCCTTTGTCTATATATTTACAGACAAGAGCCGCCAAAGGAAAAATGAAGAAAAACCTTTGACGACCTATTGTCCATCAGATGGAGTTACCATTATAGGGTCAAGAGTTATGTATGAGTCTATTTCATCCCACTCATAACCATTAAAAGCATCCCTAAACTTAGTAATAGGTGTCCCATTTCCATCTTTAAACATAATCCCTTTATCTAAAAAGTTACGCACATTACCAGCCCCAAACTGAAGCATTGGTAACACTTTCTTTTTATCTTCATTTGACATGTTTTTATATACTTTACTATTTTGATTAAGCCAGTTATTGCCTATCTGATAGTGTTTTTTCATAAATTTGTCTTGCATGTGAGGAGATTTTTTAAATACCTCTAAGTCAGGCGTAGGTAAACCTAAAGCATAAGCAGAATCTTTTATGACTTGTTTTCCCATCTGATACCTACCGTGATAAGCATTACCACTTCCACCTGTAATATCGTAGCGATTAGAAGATTCAATTTGACCTATACGGTTTTTGACTTCTTCCCACTCTCTATTAGAGTATATCCAGTCGCTCATATCCAGCTATCTCCTTTTGGTTCTCTGCCTATGGCTTGTTCCATAAACTTATCTAAATCTTCCTGTAACATTTCTTCTTTGTGTTGGTTATAAGACAATGTTTGGTCTCTATCCATTACTTCTACCCAGTAGTTAGCTGCAATAGCTAAGGCGTCTATTTGGTCATCATGCCTTAGTGCACCTTTATCCCTTGTTATCCTAGTCATTTGTCTAAATAACTGGTGGTCAGGGTCTAACTGAAAATCATCTTTGATAAGCTTATCATCAATAACTAACCTATGGGTATTCATAATAGGCTCTAATGTGTCTATTATACGCTTCTCTTTTTGTATACTGTGACGTACTTCCTCTACATTACAAGGATGTATGTCAGCTAATACAGGCTTTAGAAGCTGTGTTGCCATGCCATCACCAAAGTTACTCTCAATGACGATATCATTGACGTTATGTTTCTTGGCTATATTGGCTAGCTTCTTAAGTGTGTCATCAGAGTATCCACCATCTAGACCACCAATGGCAGTCAGGTACAATACGCCGTGTAACATCTTAAGTACACAATAGGCTGTTTTATCTGCCCCACGACCAGCGGGGTCAATAGACATAACTGAACCTTCAAACTCTGTAAATTCATCAGACATATATAGGTAAGAAGTCCAATAGTCACCCTTAAGTCCTACATTAGGTAACTCAGAGTCAACAGCTTTGATTTGGTCTATACCTGAAGCCCATTGTATTTTGGCTGGAGCTTCTGTCCATGTGCTGCAACCTGAGGCTATAATAAGGTCATTAAGCTTCAATGGGTATTTATTGGCGTCAGATAAGCTAGTATCCAACATAAACTGTAAATTAAAGCCTGACCTACCGTATGAGCTTAAACGCTCCATTAAGTCGATTTCATTAAATCTATCAGGGTCAGTAGGGTCTCCCTCTTTACCGTCCATATCAGCGATTATAGGGGCTAATTTATGCCCATATCCAGTCCTTTGTGCTTGGTTAGGAATCAATGCTGACCATATACGTGTTTTAAAACCTCTTTCTTCTAAATCATTGTATAAGGACATCTCTGTTTGTGGTGTCCCAAGAAAGATAATACGACCTATTTTAGGCTTTATAATAGCGTCAAACTCTTTTACGGTCTCACCTAAGCGGTCACGCATGAGTTGAGTCTGTGAGTTATTGGCAGATTCTACGTCATCAGCAATAATAATATCAGCCCTAGACCCCGTAAGTTGTCCCGTAATCCCCATAGACTTCACTGAGGGGGCGTGTGAAGCCTGTGCTGGGGCAACATCAAAGGATACCTTAGAATGTCTTTGGCTATCCTTAGGTTGTAAATGTTGTAACAAAGGCATTTCTGCAATAAGCCTCTGTGTAAATGTACTAAAGTCATCAGCCCTCGTTTTACTAGCTGATACTACCAATATGTTACGCTGAGGGTTCAGCAGTAATTGGTGACATACAAATGCAGAAGTAATCCAAGACTTTCCTACGCCCCTAAAAGCCTCTATTACTATACGTTTCTCTTTAGATTGTAGATAGTCTGCTATATCGTATTGTATAGGTGTTGGCTCAGGTAGATTGAGGTGTTTCCAAGCTAGATACAAGAAGTTCTTAAAGTTATCTATCTTATTCATCTGTGTCGAACGGTAAGTCCTCTAGTATGTTGTTAGCTTTTTCTACGATATCAGGACTTGAGTAAGTCTTACAGATATCTAAGCATACCTTCATCTCACTTGCCGATATTTCATCACCTGACTTGAGCTTCCTATAAGCATGAGCCACCAGTAATACAGGTAACTCTTCTACTATCTTTTCTATTTGTTCATTTTGTTCTGTCATTGTCTATTCTCCATTCTACTATAGATAATCTTTTATCTAATTTTAGTAATTCAGTCATTATGTCTTCTTTAATCCTTTGACGTTCAATGACATTATCAGGAGATGGAATAATCTGATTATCCATATTAACAAGTATTGACATTTTTTGATTAAGAATATTTACACTATCATGTATAGACAATAAACTAGTAAATAAGTATCCCAGTAAAGCAAGTAACAAAGGTATTGCAGCTGTAATTAATTTATCTATCATCTACGCACCGCCGCAGAACCAAAATAAAATCCCGATACTGCCGCTAAAAAGTGTGTGTCAGCGTTAGTTATGACTATACCTGTAAGACCAGCAAAGGTAGTTACCTCTTGTGTATAGCCAAATATCCACCATCCTTCTTTAACTTGCTCTAAATACATTAAATGTACAGCAATAGAAGGGTCTATAAAGACGGCTAGCTTTGGTAAACATATAATAAAGAATACTGCTAATAATGCCATCCAACGACGGGTCACACTTTGGAAGTGTCCACCGTGATTACGTGCGTCCTGTATGGCTGCTCTATCAACCTCAGCACGTTGTATTAAATACTTTTGTTGTTCTGCCTTGTCTTTCTGACTAGCTGACCACAGGCTTAATACACCTGTAAGTAAACTACTACCTAACATGGTAATAACTTCAAAAGGTATCATTACTTACTCCAAAAGTATCCAACAATAATTGTGGCTATACCACCTAACCACATAAGAAAACTCACAGCTCCTTTACCTTTGGCTACATCTTCTTGTAACGATTCTACTTTTGTCTCCAGTCGGTCTAGCTTTTCAGCAAGTTGTTCTAATGTAACTTTCATTTAAGAAATATCCTCTCTATAAACCATGCGGGTGGGTCTAGTTCCCACCATTTGTGACCGTGTCTGTAGTCTTTTGCAATAGTGTGGTGATAATTATGCCAACCTTCGCCCCAGCTTATAAGAGAAGTCAGGGGACTGTTGACCGCCGTGCAGTCTTTGTTGGGTTTAACCACAATATAACCAAACTGTTTCATGTGTGGTATAACACCAAACGCACCAGCTGCCTGATATACACATGCTGCTGGGAATGAGAACGCAAATATACCTAATAATGGGTCTATTGCGTACAATATAGCTATATAACTAAGTAATAAAGTCCAATAATGCTTAGTTATAAACATATAATCTTTGTCTTTAAGAATATCCTTTACCATTTCTTTAGGAACAGTAATAGGGTCGTACAATGTAAGCCATGCTCTGATATATCCTATTCTTTCAGGGGATTCATTGTCTTGTTTACTACCACTGTACATATGATGGTATCTGTGCATTGCAGTCCACGATAGTGGGCTACCAAATGCTGGTATGATTGTAAGATACTTTAGAATCTTAGCTTTGATAGGAGTTGTTTCAAAACTTCTATGAGCCATAAACCTGTGTATGGCAATGTTTGTGCCAAAGATATTAACAAACGCCCAAGCGAATAAACCATAAACAATATACTCAGGGAAATAATAACACCCCGCTATAGCTACTATATGATTTATTAATGCTAATAATTGTACTAACCTTGCATGTTTCATGTCCACCCCAATCTAGTTATTATCCATACACAAAGGTCAAACCTACAATGTTTGAGCTGTGGTTTTATGTGATGTTGTACATGATATGATTCTGAAAATGCTACAGGGTACATATAAGGTACATCTCTTACTTTTCCTAAATGACACATGATACCTGTTACTGTCATCACCCAAAAGGTTGTCATAGCTACTGCTGTTGTCCACATCAAAAACATATCAAATGGCAAAACTAAAAAAAGAATAAAGTTAAATGTATATGCTAAAACTGTTTCATTCTTAGTTAAAAATAATTGCCATTTATTTCTTAGTCTATCTCCACATAAACTTAAATCGTAATCTTGTTCGTGTGTTCTAAATATAATATATAACCATGAGCTATGCTTTGGACTATGTGGGTCAGCTATTGTATCTGCATATCTGTGGTGGTTTCTGTGCCATGCACTATACGATATTGGTGTACCTATTAATGCAGTCATAGATACTACACTCATTATGTTTTGAAACCATACAGGTGGATTCCAGAGATTATGTGTAGCCCATCTGTGTATAAACAAACTCATAGTAAATTCTAGTAAGAAATAAAAAAGTATGTATGTGTATAGAAGTTGTAGCCATGATAGTGCTACAAGAGAATATAAAGCTAGTCCAAAGTAAGTAACATATAAGATACTAAGTGCCACATTAGTATTCCCAACAATGTTGTATCTGACCTAACTCTATGTCTTTGTGCATTACAACATTTCTTGTGTAATTACCAAGCATAACTCCAGCTGATTGAGCTGCTGTAAAATAATTATCTACTCGACTATCTTTAATGCAAGGTATTCTATACTTAGATACACCTATTGATTGTTGATATGCTTTGTGATTTGTGTGCCATTCAGATGTATAAAATACAGATTTACTTCCATTGACTGTGCCATTTAAAACAACATTCCATACAAAAGTATCGCTTGGATTATTATTTCCTACTATCCAATTAATTGGAGTATTATCTTTTTTAACTAAAATCCCATGTCTTGTGTGAGATTCAAAATTAAAATGTTCTCTAGCCCATGTTTTAATTTCATCATCTGTAGTATTTTCACTAGGATAATTAAGTGTTCCTGATTTTAATATCATCTAATGATGCCGCAAACAAAATATCAAATGTTGAATCATCTATTGTGTCTGCTCTTTCAAATGTTATTGCCATATTAATATACCTTTAAATTAATTTGTTCGTTGTCTGTACTTATAAAATTCCAGAATGCTGAATTTCCACTAACAATAAGTCCTGCTCCATTTCTTACATTAGAACTTGATGCTTCAGAACCAACAGGATAAAACAATCGACTTCCATTAGATTTAGTAAACATAAGACCTCTAATTCCTGAAGATGGCATACCAGTATGTCCAAATGTAAGCTGATAGTCAGGTGGTGCTATTTCATCTCCAGTTCTTAAAGCCATTTTAAATGTACTAAGTGTAAAAGTATTACTAGCCCAAGAATCAGGATTAGTAGCTGTTGAATTTCCAAGACTTCCATGACTAGTTCCTAACTCAATTCCTCTATAATTTACTCCACCAGCTTTACTGGCAACACCCTCATCAAACCAATGGTCTACTGTAAATGTTGTATCTAGCCATACATCATCATCTTTCATTTGTGCCATTTCAAATGTGTAGGTTGAGCCATTAACAAAACCAAAATTATAATTATTTTGACTACCCCAACCGAATGCTGAATTTGGAGTTGTGTCAAATCCCTGATTAGCTGAATCTGATTGAAGATGTCCTTGTCTTCTACTTCTAATAGTGTTTCCTATTTTTATGTACCAAAAATCTGCTCTTTCTTGTGCTGACATTCCATTAACTTCAGTTATCATTTGGCTATTATTAGCAGCAAAAGTATCAAATTCATCATAAAATGCAGTTAAACCTATACTATTAGTGCTTAAACTCATGCTACCAATACTTGATGAACCAAATGCTGTGCTTGGGTTTCTACCAATATAAGTTGCAGTTTCACCTTGAACATTTTTAGCTTCTGATACTCTTCCAGCAGTCATGCTACCAGCAGCTAATAATACAATATTTGATGTACCATAAAAATCTGCTGCTAATTGTATCTCACCACTAGCTGGTACACCACTAGCTGCTCCATAGTATTCAGATAAACTATGAGGTGCAGAGCCACCAAATTCAGCAGCTATCTCACTTAGTTTTATTTGACCACTACTTTGTAAAGCCATCTTTCAATTCCTTAATTTGTTCTTTTAACTCTTTTATACAGTTAATTAATAAGCCATGTATAGCATCGTACTCTACAGTTTTATATTTCTTACCATCTACAAGTTTAAGTTCTTTTTCTCTTACAGCCTCTGGTAAAACCTTTTCTAATTCTTGTGCAATAATACCAGCAGACTTCTGTCCATTGTGTCTTGTAAATGTAACACCTCTGACTTCATCTATCTTGTCTAGTGCATTAGGTATCATTTCAATATCTGATTTTAATGCGACATCTGATATTGTAGTTGAGAAAGCAATGACATCTCCATCTACATGTAAATCACCATCAGATTCTAGTCTCATTTCTTCGCTATTATTTACATTAAATCTAAAAGCATTAAGACTATGGTCATAATGTAATACACCTATGTTCTCATCACCACTATCACCAAAAAATATTTGTGAGCTATCAGAAGTAGTAGGGCATAAAATTTGTAATGTTGCGTCACCACTAGCACTTGTTACAACCAAATCGTGTGCTGGACTTGCAGTTCCTATACCTACTCTATTGTTTGTTGAATCTACTTTAAGAGTAGATGTATCAAAAGTTGCGTCTCCACTTACTGTTAAAGATGAAAGTGTACCAACAGAAGTTGTACCAGTTACATCTGATAATCTTGCTAGTTGTGTACCACCAGCAGTAGAGCCATCATGTACTCTTAGAGTATTGTTTGTTGTATCTACAGTAACTTCTCTGGCACTACCAGTGAAGGAACTATGTTCGGTAGCGGTGCCACCTCTGTGTTGTAGTAGTTTTGCCATAAGTTACCTCGTTATGTTAATCCGCCAAAGTCCAATTGAAGGTTAGTACCATCAATAGTTCCAATGTTGTTTAAGTTATTATTTTGACCATCTAATGCACCACCTAATTGTGGTGTTGTATCATTAACCAAATCTGTGTTTATACCAGTTAAAGCAGCACCATTTATTGCTGGTAATGTACCAGTCAAATTCGCTGCTGGAATTGCTCCTGTCCCTGTAATGTCATTACCATTTAGGTCTAAATCACCACCTAGTTGTGGTGTAACATCTCCAACAATATCTGTAAGTCCAGCAGTTATACTAGCCCAAGATGAACCATTGTAATATTTTAATGCATTATCTGTGCTGTTATATGCTAAATCACCTTCATCTAAACTAGATGTTGGGTCAGATGAAACTACTCTGTATCGGTCTGCAAAACTGTTAACACCAGTAATATTAGAAGCTACAGTATTTACATTAGCTATTGCTCCAGCTGTTGTATTAACATTAGCAATATCAGAAGCTACTGTTCCTATGTCAGTTGAATCATTAGCTACCGCTGTTACGTTTGAGCTAATTCCCGCCACAGAAGTAACGTCACTACTAATTCCAGCCACTGTGTTTACATCAGCTATTGCTCCAGCTGTTGTATTGACATTAGCTATTGCACCAGCTGTGGTATTTACGTTTGCAATATCAGTTGCGACAGTTCCTATATCTGTACCATCAGCTGCTACTGTGCTTACATCACTGGATATACCAGCTACTGTGTTTACATTAGCGATACTACCGCCAACAGTATTAACATTAGTAATAGCCCCAGCGACTACGCCAATATCTGTACCATCAGCTGCTACAGTAGATACATCAGATGATATACCAGCCACTGTTGTTACATTTGAAGCATTACTTGAAACTGTTGTTACATCTGAAGATATACCAGCTACTGTGTTTACATTAGCTATATCCCCAGCTGTAGTGTTAACATTGTTTATACTAGAAGCTACTGTGGTTATGTCAGTAAGACCACCAGCTACAGTGTTTATGTCATTTCCTGTGCCTGTAGTTACAGACTCTGTTATTGAACCTAAATCATCTGTAAATAATAATTCACCAGCTACAGCATTAACGTTTGTAATGTTAGAACCAACAGTATTTACATTATTAATAGCATTTGAAACTGTTTCAATATCTGATGTAGTTTCATTTAAATCATTTGCAGCTGTTTCTATTTCAGATATAGCTTCATTAAGGTCATTAGCTACAGTAACTACGTCACTGATATTAGTAGCAACAGTGTTTACATTAGCTATCGAACCAGCGACAGTGTTTACATTAGCTATTGAACCAGCTGTAGTTGTTATGTTGCTAGAATTAGAAGCCACAGATGTTACATCTGAGCTAATACCAGCTGTAGTTGTAATATTACCAGCAATACCAGCAGTTGTGGTGACGTCGCTTGATATGCCCGCTACTGTATTAACATTAGTAGTGTTGCCTGATACTGTGCTTACAGCACTAGCTATTCCTGACACAGTGTTAATATTAGTTTTATCACTAGGTGATAGCCATGTGGTTTCTAAATAATTCTTAGTAGCTGCGTCCTGTGCGTTCACAGGGTCAGCAACGTTGGTCATACGTTTATTCTGTGCGTCCCATTGGAAGTTAACGTTAGATAACTTAATTACGTCACCAGCGTCATCAATAGCCTCTTGAGACATAAAGAACGCTTGGTCACTATCCGTGTCTAAATCTGATTCTGTTAGTACTGAACCTGACGCATAATCTACGAGCTTTGTGCCCTGACTTGTGGTTCTACGGATTTCTATAGCTGTAGAGGAAGCTGGAGCTGTTGTAAATGTAACCTGTGTACCAGCACCATTCCATGTAAATGCTGTAGTTACAACACCATCTATAGTAATAGAGACGTCTTCTTGTGCCCTATAGCTAAAAGGTACAGAATAGGTAGCTGTGCTGCCATCACCTGTATACCTTACAAAACTGTTTGCCATGTGTTTCCTCTAAATTGATTCTTCTAAGACGGGGACTTTATTATTTATATGGGTCAGTCAAAGCTTGTACTGCTTGTTCTGCTTTCTTCTGATATTCAAAATATTCTGACTTATAAATACTTTCAAAACGATTAATACCATCCAATAAAGGTCTTATCTTTTTACCTTGCGGAGTAAGTGAATAAGCATTTTTTACTAGATAGTGTTTAGCAGCTGTTTCAAAAGCTGTGTGTATACCTAAAATAATTTTGAAATCATCTCGTTGTCCCCCAATTACTTTTGGTGTTACTTTAGTGTAAAAAGCACTTTTAGGATTGTCTAATAATTCACTTAAATAATCTTCAATGCCTTTACCACTGACTTTAAATTCGCCAGCTAACTGTAATCTTAAATCAGCAAATGTCTGTCCTTCTCTTGCTTTAACAATTTTATTAGTATTAGGGTCTACATATTCATGGACGACTAAATCATTTAAGTCAGCTATTTCTCTTCCTAATAGTTCATAAGAAGTATCAGGACGGAGTTTTTTAGCTGTTGCTTCTAAATACCTTTCTAATCCTTGTTGAGTTTTAAAGACATCTTTAACATCTTCAGCTGAATACTTAAATAAATTATCCCAAGATGTTGACCCGTACATAGGAACGTATCCTTTAACTTTATCTTTAACACGATACGTTCTACCACGTTTAGGTTGGAATGGTCTTGGGTCTCCTGTAATCTCTGACCATGTTACAAAAGGACTAACTCCAGCCATCTTGTCTAAATATGAACGCATTTCGTAATCAGCTGTAGCTAGTTCTCTATTAGCCCATTTCCAAGTTGTACCTAAAGGTACGTTTTTCTGACTAGCTGAACCAACCCATGATTCCCAAGAACGCTTAGCTTCTTGTACTTCGTACTCACTTGTCCCTAAAGAAGCTCCCCAAATGCCTTCCATTAAATCAAAAGCTTGGTTTGTTACTAATTGAGAGTTAAGAGAAGTATTAAGAAAAGAAGCAGTCAGACCAAGCGTGTGTCCCATAAAATCTTCTACCTTCTGTGTAGCTGTAGAGTGCATAGGGTCATCCCATATGTGTTCATATTCTTTCATTAAGTCACCCATTACAGCGACTGAAGTCAAAGAATGTGTGAAAGGAAATATACGGTCATGTTTTACATATGTGCCATCTGCCATCTTAATTGAATTTCTTTTCTCAGGGTCAGGATGATTACCAATTAATCTACCACCTTGATACAACATAAACGCCATACCATATAAACTCCACGCTATAGCTTTAGTGGTTTCAGCTTGGGCACGTACTAAAGGGTCAGGAGAATTTAACATGTCTCTAAATTGAAAATGAAGTTTATTTAGAACAGGTGTGTAATGCCAGTTAAATCTATTTAATTGAACAGGAGTTCTAATAAAGTTAAGACCGAAGAAAGTTTTGGGAAAAGGGTGTCTATAACCCCAATCTAACAGCTTCTGTCCCGCTCCACCTGTGTTATTAAATACAGGGTCTTTAGCGTTTGGAACAATAGGACTAACTAGGTTTTGTGTAAATGTAGAATCTCTTGCAGTATAAGTAGGGTCAAACAAAGGACTTTTAGCAATAGCGTCCATGTCATCTAGTTTACTAGCAGCAAAAGTATCTGTGCTTACAAAGTTACCAAACTCATCTTGGTACTCATCAAACATTTCTAACCATGTTTTCTCAAAGTCAGTCTTTTCTTTTTTAGCATCTTCAGCTTTTAAAGCTTTAATTTTATCTTTGTAAAACTGTATCCTGTCTTTTTTAGTCATAAAGACATTAAAGTTACGTGATTTGTCTACACCTGACTTTGCAAAGAAATCACCTAAAGTTAATCGTCTGTTACCTTTGTAAGTCTCTTCTAGTCTAATAGCAGCTTCTAAAGCTTCTATTTGACCTTTTGTTTTAATACGTAGTGTAGGAATACCATCTTCGTTTTGAGCCCACAATTCAGGATAACGTTTACGCATGCGGTGATTGACCATAGCTACTCTAGCTGCATTAAAATGTAATTGTTTCAACATGGTGTCACCAACACCTAAGGCTCTAAATGTCATATAAGCGGCTTTAGAAAGAGGACTCATAATGTGTCCCGCTGCTCTTATAGCTACGCTATTGTGTTTCTTTAAAGAATCTGTGTATAGTTCATGGACACGTTCAATCCTACCATCATTGTATTTTGTGTTATAAATATCACCAATAGTGGATTGGCGTCTCCAAGCTAATTTAGCTTTATCAAAAGCTGTTTTAAACATGACTACTTCCATTGCAAACTTGTCAGTAGCTAGTGCTGCTATATCTTTAGCCATTTGAATTTCATTCTGAGCTGCTCTTTTTGCTCCCACTGATTTAAAATAATTGTATTCTACAAGTTTACCCCCTGAGTATAAACGCATAGCAGTAATATAGTTATGACCAATGTCCCAGTGGTATTTTATTAATCCACTAGTAATGTTAACTAAATGAGTAATAGGGTCTCCCAATAAGTTAGCTGTGGTAAACTCGTTATACCATGCAGCAAAGTTAACATTCTCATCTTTATTTTGTTCATACTTACGCAACAAAGAATACATGACTTCATCATTCCCTAATCCTTCTTTTATTTTCTCATTAAGAAGATGTCTTTTTGATGGGCTTAAAGTATTTACGTTTTCACTTTTCAACATGTCTTTTAAAGTTTCATGTATATATTGTTTCTTTAAACGTTGTGCGTCAGTTAATTTAATCCCTACTTTAGCTGCTGTTAAGTTGTCAGACATTATTGTCTGTAATCTATCTGCTATAACTAAAGATTCTAATACATCATCCAAAGCTTTTTGCTCTTGTTTAAGAGCCTCATCTTGAGCTTCCTTAGTCTTAGCTGCTTTAGTTTGTGCTATTTTTTGGCTAAGAGTTTCCATGTCTAATGAATTTTGTAGTCTTGCAGCTATTAACTGTACACCACCTTCTTTACCTGTCTTAGCCCAATCTAAAGCGTCAATAATGATTTGACCTCTAGTTTGTTTACTTATTCTCATGCCAGCTCGTGTAGAAAAGTCGTCTAATAATTCTTCTAACTTTCTTGTAACGGTTCTAAATTCTTTAATATATTTATTAGTACCTTTAAGGGCGGAATAGTTTTCTTTGATAAAAGCCATGATACTATCAAATCTAGCTGAATCTTCATCAGTCATTTGATTTCGATTTCTAAACACGTCTCGATTAAAAGGGACTTCGTCAGCTTTATTTTTTACTTGTTTTGCTTCATCAGAAAGTCTTGGTTTTATAACACCATCTACACCTTCTCCTGTAATTTGTTCTACGTTTTTAGGTAAGGCTTTTTTAGACTTAACATGATGAGCTGCGATTTTTACATCTGTAATGCCTTTCTTAGCTTCAGTTTTAATGTAGTTTCTAAGTGTTTTAGATTGTGTCTCAATATCTTCGACACCGTTCTTTTTTAAGAAATCTAAGTATTCTTCATGTTTAGCACTTTTTCCACGTCCACCTACAATGTATAAAGCTTTAACTATGTCATTTTCAAACTCTAAATCTATCTGAGAGTCTCTATAATAATAACGAGGTTTTGCCCCTGTTAATTCTTTAGGTAAAACTTCAGGGTCTGTTTGTACAAACACTTCAGATTCTTTTACTTTTTTAGTTGTTTTATTTCCCTTCTTATCTGTAAATTCTACTGTTACTTCTTTTTCAACCGCCTGTCTGTCAGGGTAAGCAACCTTTTTAACTTTTCCTAAGTTGCCATCTTTATCGCCTACTATAGTACCTTTTTCAACAGGAACAATTTTTTCAACTCCATCACTGTTAGCTACATAACCTGACTGTTCTTTTAACGATAGAATAGGAGCTCCATTATAAAGACCTAAGTCATCTATTTTTATCCAGTCAGTATCTTTATTAAAATAAACATCAGGGTTAACACGGGAATAATTTATTTTTGAGCTAACGTGTCCTATAGGAAGACCCACAACCGCTGAAAAACCAGCTGACATAGCAGTTCTAGACCAATCGTATTCATAGTCATTGTTAGCTACTTTCATGTTGGTTTGTTTTAAAACATCAAGACCAGCTCCAGCGTAGGCATTATATTTAGCTACATTAACTGCCCCTAATTTAACTGCTTTCTTTTTAACTTGTTTAACATATTCGTCTTTAAGAACGCCCCCTACTCCTTCTTTGGTAAATTGTTTATTAACTTCTTTAACAGCTTTTGTCCAAACACCTAGTCCACCAAAAAGATTTAAAGGCTCTGTTATCACAGCTCCCCCAATGTCCCCTACTGCCGCTATCCCACTTCTATGCTTACCCCAAGCTGGGGCAGCATGAAACACTTTTTCAAAATAATTCCATTCTTGTTTAAAATCTTCATCCATTACACTTAAATCAAAAAGGTCTCTTCCCATTGCTACTGAGTTGTTGTTTCTATAAGAACCATGCTCAAAAAAATCTGCTTTTAATTCATCATGAGTCATGTCATCCCACTCTTCATCTCCTGTATTAAATATTTCAGGACGTGTTTTAGCAAAATTTCTGTATCGTTCCATAGTTTCAGGTTTAGACAGTTCTGTTTCAGCCCATAAATTAGCTTCTTCTCTAGCTGTCCAAAAGTTATTCCAACCTGTAGACACAGTGTTTAAGTAAGAAGTATCTTTAGTTTCTTCTATTGGAGTTGTCTCTCTAGATTTCTTTACTGACGGCTTTAATAACTCGTCTAAACTATATAATTCTTTTTCAGCCAATGTATTATTCTCCTAAATCTACGTTGTATAGTTGTTCAGTAATTTCTTGTAACACTTCAGGACGTAGTCCTAAGTTAGTAGACAACGATAACCACTGGTCATCTGTTATGTTTTTAATAACATAAGAAAGTTTTGCCCCTTGCAACAACGGGTTTATCTCTTGGTAATAGTTATCTAAGAAAGATTTTAATTGTGGAAAGTCATTGTTTGCTTCTTCTTTTGTTAGTAAAGTGTTTACTCTTTCTATTAATTCAGGGTTTAAATCCATTGGGTCACGTTGGATAAAATCTGTAACACTAGATACAAAAGCGTCTCTTGCAGCTACATTAGCTTCTAGGTCTGCTGGACTAATGTCTAATCTACCAAATAAATCTTCTTCGACTAAATTTATTAAGTCTCCTTCAGTAAATTCATCCGCAGCTATTAAAGATGGTACTTCACCCTCTTGAACAGCCTTTTGAATAGTCATTCTTACGACTTCTTTAGGTGATAGCAATAAAGCATTAGCCTTAGTTAGTATATCTTCTCTATCAAGTTTGTTTAATAATTTTGTTTCAGCCATGCTTCTTAAACGTTTAACAGCTCCCCCTTGTCCAGCGTAGCTTAATTCTTTTAGTCCCTCAATAACACTTGGACTATTTAAAATACCATCTCGTTCAGCCTGAAGTTGTTGAATAAAAGTATCTCTACCTTGTAACCAGTCAAAATATGCGTTAGAGCCTTGTTGTGGTGTAGGATTACCCCTGTGCCAGTTTAAGATTTTTTCTCTGTCTTGATTGTTTAATACTTGGTTAATTATTAGTTTTTGTTGGTCATCGTTTAATATTTCTAAAGGTTTAAATGTAGAAGCTGTTTCAATGCTTTTTCTAATATCCATATACTTTGTCCAAAAAGGGTCGTCTCTAGGGTCAGGTGGATTTCCGTTTAATCTACTTTCACCACGTTGTTTTATTATGTCTAAAATGTCCTTAACATGTTTTACTTGACCATTAACACTGCTTACTTCTTCCATTATTTGTTTTGGAGTCATATCATCAAACTGTCCCAACCAAGCTTGTTGTCTTAAATTTTCAATAACACCGTTGTCAGTAATAGTGTTTTCATTGTTTTCTAGCTTACCTAAATCATCAATTAAGTCTCCTCTATTATTCTCAATAGCTATTTTAATAAGAGCGTCTTTAGTATTCTGTAGATTTTCTTTATCATACGTTACTCCTAGTTTAAATTTATGGTCTTCTTGTCCTAAAAGGGTTGCCGCATAATCAGTGAATAAATCCATTTCAAATTGTTTGTTTTTTACTTTCTGTGCATTGTTTCTATTTGTAATTAAAGTGGCTTTTTTATATTGTAATTCTTGCCACAGTTTACTGTCATCTTCATTACCTGAAGTTAACATGTTTCTTCCATCTCCTCTGTCTTCATAAAAGATGTTTTCTATTTGTGTTATACTGTCAAGAGTTGTTGCCTTGTCAGTCATGACTTTCACAGTGTTTCTTGCATACTCATTTTGTCTTGTATTAGATTTTTCTCTGTATCCGTTCTGTCCAAACACATGGTCATAAAAGTTTATATTAGTGTCTTTACTCCAAGCTTCTCCAATTACAGTGTGCTCATTCATGTCTCTTTTTAAAGCTGCGTCTGCACGTGCTGTAGCGTCCGCAGACAGTTCTGTCGCTGCAAAGCTGTTCCATGTAGAAGCAAACCCTGATGAAAAGAATTTACCATTGTCAGCTATGTTTTCAGGAACAAACTGAGACATAAAAGAATTTAAATCTTGTTGGTCAGGATTATATTCCTGTTTTTGTTCTTTATATTTTAAATAAGCGTCAGAAGCTGCAAACTTACCTAAGTGTAATTCTTTAGTCGCTGTTGCATACATGCTTTCTAATTCAGGATATTTACCTGATTGCACTTCTTTTAAAGTATCTTCACCATGAATAGCATATAACTCTTGCATTTTCTTACCAGCTTCATCTTGTTTCTTTTCAATGTAAGAAGAACCAAATTGATTAAATGCTGGAGAAAAAGTTTTTTGTAAGGCGTTAACTACTTGTCCTAACTCTGTGTCCGCTGTTACTTTACCTGAGCCAGCAAATGTAGTGCCGAAATATTTATTAGTTACTTTAGATTCATATGCCATAATTAATTACCTAGTGTTTTTGTTGGGATTGTATATTGACCAGCTGGAGTAAAGCCTTTAAAACCACCTGACCCACCATAAGTTTGTGCCCCTGATTTTGCTACTGTGTTAATAGTAGATGGTTTATTAAAAACGGTTAGTCCTTGATTATAAGCGGCTCCATATCCTAACCCAGCCCCAGCTATGTTTAAAGCTAACGCTGAGCTTGAAGGTTCTACCACAGGCTTAATATATTTAGCACGGGTTTGCTGCATGTTTGCATACGCTTGTGTATATTGATAATTAGCTTTATACATGTCTGATAAGAAAGCATTTTGCAGTTCTACGTAGTCTGTGTCAGCTGCTCCAGCTAAATCTTGCACTACCTTAAATGGATTACCAAAGCCTAAATTAAGTGCAGTGGCTTGTTTTTTGCGTAAGTCCATTTTACTTTTAAAACTTTCTAAGGCAAATTCTCTAGCGGCGTCTACTTTCTGACTTTCTATTTGTTGTATATCATTAAGGTAAGATATATTAGCGTTTTGCTCAGTAATCTTATTAGATTCTCTTTGAGCTTCTGCTACTGCTTTCTGTTGGTTATGTCCTTGAACAGCTCCTAAAACAGCTATTGCTAATTGAGCTTCAGCTACGCCACACATATTATCTCCTTCATCATTAAATAGAATGGCATTTTACCTTTGCCATGTTGTTCCTCTCGTCTTATTGTTTTAAATCCTAAATGTTTAAGCCACTTAATAGACTTGTCATTTCTAACATCTACATAGTTAAATAAATATTTATAACCTTTTCCCATTTGTGCCACCCATTCAGGTGACTGTTTTATAAATTCTTTCTTGTAATTAAATAACTCATCACTAGATAGTAACCAAGCTACACCATAGTCACGGTCTAACGTTGGAACACTACCAAACATGCCTACAACATATTCTTCTTCTGTTCCTATGACACTCCATGTTCTATGTCCTTTTTCTTGGAAAGGTGTCATAAGAGCCTCAGCAGCCCCTATGTTATCTGATGCTTTGATTTCATCTCTGTCTGCTTGCCTCATCTTAGGTGCAAGAAACGCTATGTCTGCTGATATTGCCCGCCTCACATGTGCCATCTATATTCTCCTAGAACGTCTGTGGTAGTAACCTTCCACTTCAGCACTAGGAATAAACATAGGTAAGTGTGAGCTACTCTTTATATCTAATGTAAATAATGTATTTCTACTTTGTACAGGAACAATAATAGTACCTGACGAAATCGCTGGGTTATCCACTGCTCCTGATAAACCAATAATATAACCATTCATAAATGTGGTATATGTATCTCTATTCTCAGGTGTTACTTCTACTTGGAAGAATCCACTGTCTTCATAGTCAAATGATATAGTACGTATCTGATATCTACCTGAAGTAACAGCTATAGCCCCTTGTCCTGAAGATTCTCTTACGTACTGTGGTGACAGTGTATATTTAGATTCATAAGGCACGCCTATAATTAAACTAGTGTGGTCTCCTTGTATTGTATATGTTGAACCTGTGGTATTCGTGGCTGTGTAGTTAGCTCCTGTAGAAGCGTTTACAGCTATTAATCCTGTCTTAGCTCCATATGGGCTAGTAAATGTAGTAAGGTCAGTAACTGAATCATAAGTACCAGTTGCTGTTGTTTTAAGGTCTACATATACATTATGACCTATGGTTGAATCTGCTAAGTCTTGTAAGTCAATACGTAGTAACTTTGTGTCTGTTCCTTCAGCTACAAATAGGTATACAAAACTACGGTCTATCATTCCACCTATTATTTTAACATTGTCTAGTTGCCATTTAGACCACGCTGTTTGTACTTTCTCCCCTCTATCAAAGAAGTATTTGTACATATACATTGTGTTGGCATTGGTAGGTGATACAGCTGTTCCTGTAGTGTATGGTGCTGTCTGAGTGTCAGCTGTATCTGAACACAGCACTATCAAAGAATCTTCTGTTGTGTTACTTAATATTGAATAAGCGTTGTCAGGTATCAAAGTTTGTACCGCAACAGTAACATCTAAACCGTCATTAGTTAATGTATCATTGTCTGAATAATATTCTCTTACTGCTGTGTTTGCATTACGTACTTGTGAGAAGTAAGCATATCTACCTGAAGATACAGGTGTTACATTGGCATTGTGTGAGAATGTTGATACTTCATTCAACACAGCTGAGGTCGGGGTAATTGTCTCAGCTGCTGAAGCGAGTTTATACTGTGATGTGTCGGAGAATAACAGTAAGGTCTCGTTGAATGATATTGAATTTCTTAATACGTTTACAGTTGTACCTGAAGCTGCAACATCTATAACATCTGTATCTAATACTTGTGTTACTGTAGTTGCAAAGAAATTAAAGTAATCAGCATTACCTGATAATATTAAGTTCTCTCCAGCTAATATACCTAGTCTATTTTTATAGAATGTAAGGTTCTGTATTGTTTGTCCTACAAATGTAGGGTCAGGGTTTGTTGTATCATCACCAGCATCTCTTTCTGTATAGCTTTGTTTAGCAAAAGTAAATGTCCCATCATTGTTGTTAATAAGAGCGTGTGGCATAGTAGCATCATTAAGACCTGTACTTGTGTTAGGTGCTATGCATTCTTCCCAAACACCATTGCCTACATAGTTAACATAGTAATCTGATGTTGTATCACCAGCGTCGCCTGTTACTTTAATCTTATCATTTAACTTTGCATAATAAGGTAGCTTAGTAAAATCTTGTATTTCATCTTTAACAGCATATAGTTCAGCATTGCCCGCTCCATCATGTGTCTCTACTGTGTAGCTAGCGTTTTGGTCTACTACATAACCACGCAGTGAAGACTGGTGTTCTGTAAATGTAAACTCAGCTGTGACTGCTGAATAACTGCTTAAGCCTTGTGTTGTACTTAGTGTTACCCCTGTGTCTTCTCTAATTAATTTAAACTCTATACTAGAAGAGGCGTCCCAATAAGTACTACTTGTACCATATCTAAAGATATCTATTAGCTTTGCTGTGTCTCTAAACTGTGTGTCATGGTTAGCATCACTACCATCAGGCATTTGTATAATTGCATTAATACCATAAGGTAAATCAGGGTGAGTAAGATGTATTGCATACTCTCTACCAAAGTTAGTCACCTTAAACACTACATAAAAGTATTCTACTTTATCTGCTGTAGTTGAGCCACTTTGTGCTGGTGTTATAGATTTGTTAGATACAAAAGTATAGTCAGCAATGTTGACCATCTTAAGGTCATCTTTAGGATTGGTGGTGGTAAGATAAGATGTACCATCAGGATAACTTACAGTCTTCTCATTACCTTGTAAGTCAAAAACTTT